AGCATGGGACCGCTGCCCGTGGCCATAAAGTCGCCAACGCGATCGTTCATGTCCTTGTAGATGTCGGCCAGCTTCTCCTGCTCGATGCCGACAGAACGAGCCGCCGCCGCGTTGCGCTGGAACTCGCGTGTTGAGGCGTTCGAGACTTGTGACAGGTTGCGGATTTCGCGAGCTGTCTGCCCGGCACTGGCCACAATACCGATGAGCGCGGCACCAGCAGCGACAGCAGCGACGCCCAAGGCCCCGGCCCGAGTGACCACCTCTTTCATCACCCCGCCCAGCCGCTTAAGCTTGCGTTCGGACTGTTCCGCGCCTTGGTCGAGGCCGCGTGTTTCGGCCCCCAGCTCGACTGATAGTTTACCTAGACTAGGCATCGTGCAGTTTCTCCACAAGCTCGTCGAACATCGTGTCCGGCATACCGGGGACCTTTAGATCCTTGGGTCGCTTCAAGTCAGCTATAAGCCACCATTCCTGCGGACTCATCAGCCAGAATTCGCTGGGCGCAATACCCCAACCAGCCACCGCAATTTCGAAGCAGATGGTTGTGAAGTACTGCGCCCTGACCCTTTTCCCGCATCTGTCTCCTCGGGCAGACTTTCCCCTTTGCTGAGCTTCTCCAGCTCGTCTGCGGTGACATACTTGAGCGTGAACAGGACCGCACCTTGGATGCAGCCACAGTACACGTTCAGCATTTCCGGGGTGGAAGTCATGACGGCTTCTTTAATCTCGATCCGGTCGAAATCGTTAGTGAGTGGAGCGAGCCACAGGCTGATCACCTCTGCAACCTTCGATCTGAGGACTTTCTCGGGGGAGTCAAGATCAGCAGCCGCGAGTTCGGCTTTTTTCTGATAGACCCGCTCGATAATCTCGATGATCCGGAAGTTGACATCGACAGTGACCGTCACGCCGAGGACAGGTACGTCCAAGGACTTCCTAATCTGCCCGGCCATGCTGTTAACTCCCCAGAGTCACAGCGCCGCTCGACATGAGCGTTGCTGTAAAGGCGACGTGACCGTTGTACTCGCCCGTGAACTCAAGATTCGATAGAAAAAAGCCGAACTCGGCCTCCTCGGTCGATCCATCCGCGTTGGCGATGGTAATGGAAGAGTTGAGCGAGCCGTTCCACTCTTCCAAGAAGTCCTGGTAGTTGTTGCTCGTCACGACGCCCGCAATCTGCACGTCGATGGAGCGCTGCGCGGGATCGGGCAGCAATACGCGATTGCCGGAACTGTCGTCGTTCGTAACGTCCACCGGTTCCCGGGCGTGGGTCGCGGTTTTCGTCCGGACTGCCGCGATTGCGGCATCGTCCTTCTGAATGACGAAAGACCGGCCATTGTATCCAATAGCACTCATGATAGGTCCTCCAGAGGTTGCCTTTCCATACGATAGTTCGCGACAAGTCGATGTCGGTTATTGTCATCACGACCGATGCTGGCGATGTCGCCCACCAGCCAAATGCCAACGATCCGATGATCAGCAGTCGCCTGCTCTTTCGGGATCGTCAGCGCGTTGAAAATCTCCTGCTGTTTCAGGTACGCATCCTGATAGCTGCCGCTGCGAACACGGACCTGAAAGTCCACGTCACGAAGCTGCTCGCTGTCGTCCTCCTGCGTCTCCGGGACGATGACGGGCGCACCCCCGGGGGTGTCATAAATCGTGATCGTCGTGTCGGGCGAGCTTGGCTCAGCCGCGACGTTAATCGCCCAGCCAGCGTCAGCCGGGAACGAGCCGATGTCGGCATCATCGATCAGGATTGCGATTTCATGTGCGGGGCTCCTGCTCATACGTGTGCCTCGTCCGCTACGATTTTGATGATCTTGTCCTCATGCTCTCGAAGCGGCCTTTGCAGGAACTTGGCTTCGCCGTTCGTGTGGCGAGCTTCGAGGTTTTCGTGTACGTAGATTGCATAGGCGGCACTGTAGCCGACCTCAACCGACAGGGGGCCAGTCTTGCGAGTATAGCCAGAGCCGCGCAGGTTGCCGGTAAGAACTGGGACCAGCGGCTTGCTCTTGCCCTCGATGAATAGCCCGGCCTTTAGCAATCCACGACCGGTTTTGCCTTTGATCTGGCCTACGTGGCTGTTCAGGTTGCCGATCACCGAGCCTAGGCCCTTTACGCGTGAGGACGACATCAGAGCCAGACCTTGTTGAGGTCGGTTGTCTGCCGTAGGCTGGCAGATCGCCCCGTTTGCCTAATCTCCAGCGCACCAGCGACAGAGGCGGGGTCCGTTTCCACACTGACACCATCGAACAAGTAGCCACCAACCTCGACGGGGCTGTTGACATACACCACCGCGCCGGAAGTCAGCTCTTCTCCGTTCGGATCGCGGAATTGGACAGCCATGTCCTGCCATCGACATTTGCGTTCCTCGGGCGAGCCGAAGCCCGACCCGCCGAAACCGTCGTTGCCAGCCGGGGGCCAATACGTGATGACCCTCCGCATGTTGCGCGTGTAGTTTGGCATCAGACGACCTCAATGTGCGCTCGTTTCTGTCCGATGGTCTGTAAGCAGGGGGCCAGGGTGATGGCCGTCACCCCATATGATGTTGCCCGCAATCCTTCTCCCAAGTGGCCAGACGCGTAAGACTCGCTCGCATCACCTAGTTTCATTGACGTGGCCACCCCAGCACCGCCGCTTAGAGTTTGGACGGCAAGCAAATGTGCGGCGAGATGCTTCTGCACCTCGTCCTGTACTGCCTCGTCCAGACTGTCAAAGCAACTGGTCTGTGCCAAGATTACGCCCGCCGTAGTGATAACTGCTTCGACTTGGGCATCTGTCAAATCGTCAGCCGGTGGGTAGATTGCGCGTACATCGTCTGCGGTGACGGCCATTTCCTGTTACTCCTGCCCCTCTTCCAGCGACTCTTTGATGTAGTCGCGGAGGTCGTCAACGTTATCGAGTCCTTCGATGTCGATGTCCTTGGCAGCGGCAAAGGCCCGCAATGCGTTTTCGTCCATCTCGTCGATGTTGGGCTCATCCTTGCCCGGGCTCTTGTCCTCGGGCTTGGCGCTGACCGCTTCTTGCAACTCGGACCGGAGTTTGGCCACCTTCCATGCCTTGTCGACCCCGATGCCGCTTTCCTCCGCGAAGGACAACAGCTCCTTTTTGGTCATGTTGGCAAACTGGCTGGTGTGCTTGTTCGTCGACTCCGGGGCTTCCGCTTTATCACCGGCTGCGCTGACAGGGACGAGACGATCACGCAGGCGCTTGGCCTCGTCATCGTTGACCTCGATTTCATCCCCGATTTCATAGCGGTGAAGACGACCACGCCGCACTCCCTCTTCGCGAGGGAGACGGCGGGTGTGCGGTTTCGTCAGCTTGTACCGCGCCACGCGGTTAGCTCCCCACGGTGGCGTGAAGGATACCGGTCCGACCGTCGTAATCGGTCTTGAGACGCGGTGCCCACGCGGCATAGGTCTGGAAATAGTTCGTCCAGCCCGAGCCGCTCGCCCACTGAATGTTGGTGATGTCGGACGCAACGGCGAGGTCGATGACCATTTCGTCCAGCTCCACCATCACGACGTTGCCCGTCGCCAGCTTATCCGCGACCTTGATCGACGCGACGCTCTCTTCTTCGAGGCAACGCTGCAACAGCGTTTTGTCGCTGTTCGCCTTGAAGTCCTCGCGGAAACGGAACATATACGCCGCAGGGATGTAGAAGTTGAACGGACCGTAGTGCCGCTGGTTCGTCTCCATCTCCTGTACCATCGCGTGAATGTCGTCGAGGATGTCCTCGGGCGAAACGCCCGAATCATCGCTCCAGTCACTGATGGTAACGGTAGCCCGCTGTGGGAAATTGGTCAGACCGTACACCTGATAGGTGTTGCCTGCCGACTTCTGAGCGCCAAGGACCGTGCCATTGAACACGATATCCTCCGACACCCGGGCGACCGAACGAGCAGCCTCCACGCCCGTCGAAACGTCAAGCGCTGCACCCCGCTGACGCGAGGCCAGCAGTACACGCTCCCCGATCCGGAAACGCTTCTGGATGATCGGGATCGGAACGCCCTTGAGCGAGAACTCCTGCCGGTCGTTGTCAGTCTGGGTTTCCCCGTCCATCGTAACTTCGGCATCGGTAATCTCGCTGCCCTCTTCCCACTCGGACGTCATGACGCCGAGGCCACCGACCGGGTGAACGAGCCCCGCGCTCATCAGGTCGTCAACGATGACGAGCCTTTCGCGGGCCGACTCGACCAGACGATCATCGAGAGAGATCCACTCGTCCTTACGCAACGGGGCGTGGGCGACGATTCGCTCCTTCATGATCGGCATGCCGGTCTTGGGATCAAGCTTGCCGGTATGAACGGCAACGACCGCCTGACCCCGGCTGTTGATGTAGGGACGTTTCGCGAGTGCAGCCTGTACTCC